ACGCCCAGACCGCAGCAGATGCCGCAGCAGCGACGGCAGGCGCGACGAAATGGGATGCCGGCGAGCTGTACCCGGAGGGTGCTGTCGTGTGGTCGCCCATCGACATGCAGACCTACCGCCGCCGCGAGGCTGGGTCGGGTGGCGCCGATCCGTCTCTAGATGACACGATCTGGGAATTTGTCGGCGGGGTGCGGCGTGACGGTGGCGAGGCCACCGACCTCGTTATCCATCGCGGGGTGGTCAATGGCTTGACGTACGTCGTGGCAGATCTGGGCTCGGTTTCCGGTGCAACCGAAATCGATCTCTCGGACGCGCAGGAATTCACGTCCACCATTACCGGCAATACGACATTCTCGTTTTCAAACGCTCCTGCTGCCGGACAGTCACAGGTAGTGTACCTGCGCCTGACAAATGCGGGCGCCTACACAATCACCTGGCCCGCCGGAACAATGTTCGCGGGCGCTGAGGCCCCGACATTGACTGCATCTGGCGTCGATCTGCTCGGAGTGAAGTACGACCCGATGACAGGCACGTACATGGTATTCGTGATTGGATTGGAGGTGGCGTAATGGTTGATCTGTTGATTGCTGCTGGTGGCGGGAAGGTGAAGCCTGGACAAATAGCTTTCACGACGCCAGGGACTTACAACTGGACGGTTCCTGACGGGGTGCTCAGCGTTTCAGTGGTATGTGTTGGTGCCGGGAGCACCGAAAACGGCGGCGGTGGAGGTGGACTGCGTTATCGAAACGATATCAGCGTTATTCCTGGGCAAGTTCTGACTGTTCAGGTCGGGGCTGCCGGGGACATCGCAGGATCATCTTCTGTTTTGGGAGTTGTGGCTAATGGAGCCAGCTTGCGAAACGGAGGGGCGGGCAGTGGAGGTGATGGTGGCGGGAATGGAGGGACCGGCGCGTCAGGCGGAGGCGGCGGCGGCGCTGGGGGGTATGCAGGCAATGGCGGGAATGGAGGAAGCCCAAATTACAGCGGGGGTTTTGGATCGCCAGGGAGTAACGGATCAGGAGGGGGAGCCGGTGGTGGCGCTGGCGGCACTTACTATACTGATGGCACGCAACGCGGATCTGGAGGTGGTGGGGGCGTTGGGCTGATGGGACAGGGCTCAAGTGGTGCGGGTGGAGCCGCTGGCGCATTTGGAGGTGGTGGCGGAAGTGGAGGGGGTAACGGAGGCTATGGTTCTTCCGACGCAGGCGGGAATGCTATTAGTGGATCGGGCGGTCTTTACGGCGGCGGAGCAGGCTACGGGCTTTCTAGAACCGCAGGGGGCGGCGCGGTTCGCATCATCTGGCCCGGAGACGAGCGCAGATTCCCATCTACACGCACAGCCGACGAATAAGGAGCAATCATGTACTACAACCCGACAACTGAGACCAAATACACACTACACAGCGAGATCCGAAGCTCTTTTAAAGGCATCTCACTTCCCGCTGTTCTTACAGATACATTCTTATTGTCACTAGGGGTCTACCGGCTTGAGTTAGTGGAGCCTGTATATGACGCCATCACCCAGGGCGTGACAGAGGGTGAGCCCGTTCTGGATGGAGACTTATATATTCAGACATGGATTGTCCATAGCCTCGACCCCGAACAAATCGAAGCCAACATCGAGGCAGCGAAAGCCCGCCTCATAGAGGCTGCCACCTCCAAACGTTGGGACATCATGACGGGCGGCATGACCCTGCCGGGAGGCATCCGAGTCGGTACCGATATCGACGACCAGAACCGCATTACCTCGGTGGTAGCAAATGCAAACCTTGCGGGCCTCACTGACGCAGACGAGGTGGACTTCAAGGCGGTTTCCGGATGGGTGCGGATCACTATTGCCGAGGTAAAAGCGATTGCTGGTGCCATCGGTCAATTCGTCCAAGCGTGCTATTCAGCAGAGCGGGCGCACCACGAGGCCATCGAGCTGCTGGAGACGCCCGCAGAAATCAACGCCTACGACCTAGACAGTGGATGGCCGCAGACTGAGCCCGAAACCGCAGAAACCTAACACCGGCCTCGAGCCGGTTTTTTATTTCTAGCCCCTTCCGAGGGGCTTTTTTACGCCCACAGGAGGGGCAATGGTGGAACCCACATCAAGCGCGACCACTGCGGCGGCTGTCACCGGTGCCGTCGCAATCACATCGTCCATTCCAGGGGTGAATGGTGATGCTTTGATCGGCGCATTCGCTGGAGCGGTGGTGTTCGCCCTCCATGCCAAAGATCTGCCGATTCTCAAACGTCTGGCCTACATGGTCGTGTCGATCCTGCTCGGATATCTCGGCGCCGATGAGGTTTTACGGCATACCGGGATGCAAAGCTACACGCTGGCCGCATTTGGCCTGTCTGCGGTGGTGGTGACGCTGGCCTTGGCCGGAATCGACAAGATTCGCCAATTCGATATCACCAGTCTGTTCAAGCGGGGGTAAGTGATGGATGCCCTGTTTGCTTTGATTTCTGTCGTCGCCAACGTCCTTACTGCTGGCCGGTTGATCTGCTATCGCCGGGGATGCAGCCGGTACCGGTTTGGAATGTCTGTATTGGCGTATGTGCTGATCGTGTGCGCGGGTGGTGCGGCCATCGACACGCTAGTGAATGCCGCTCATGTCACGCCGTGGGAAGCTGGATTCGCTGCTGTGATCACGGTATTGGTTTGGCGGGCCCGGGGGAATGTGGCTGCGATTGTGAGGTGCGCGTGATGTGGGAAATGCTGAAGCGGATCTTTGCGTGGTGGGCGAGTCGGCAGGCGCCACAGGGGGCTCAACCGGAACGGTCACTGGCTTGGGGTAATCGCGTCTCGGCGGTCTTTCGTGAGGTGGTCTTCGATACTTCCGACCAACTTGGTGTCGATCCGAATCACCTGATGGCCTGTATGGCGTTTGAGTCGGCAGAGACATTCCGCCCGGACATTCGCAATGCTGCCGGGTCCGGGGCAACCGGGCTCATTCAGTTCATGCCGTCCACAGCGAAAGGGCTTGGAACGACGACCGACGCCCTTGCGGCTATGTCGGCTGAAGAACAGCTCCAATATGTCCGCCTCTACTTCAAGCCCTACGCAGGGCGGCTCAAGACGCTAGCTGACGTTTACATGGCGATTCTCTGGCCCGCAGGGATTGGAAAGCCTGAAAACTGGGTGTTATGGGACAAAGAGAACCGACCCACTACGTACCGGCAAAACGCCGGATTAGACGTGAACAAGGACGGCTCCATCACCAAAGCCGAGGCAGCGGCGAAGGTCAAGGCCGCTCTTGATCGTGGGATGCGTCCCGAGAATCTATGGAGGGGTCAATGATCTGGCAATCACTCTGGTCCCGCATCTGGCCCTATATCGCCACCGTCGCAGCCGCGTTTGCGGCTTTTTTTGCGATCCGGCAGAGCGGGAAGGCGGCGGGGAAGGCTGAAATCACGCACAAGCAAACAGCAGAAGCACTGGAAGCGATCAGGAGGTCGAATGCAAATCGTGAGGAAGTGGCTCGGATGGATGACGACGCTCAGCTTGCTGAGTTTGACCGGCTGTGGGCTGCTCGACGCAAGGAAGGGCGGTGATTTCTGCGACCAGTACACGGTAATCGACATGCCGCGATCCGAAGCCGAGAAGATCGGCCAGCCATACAGAACGCGGATTCTCGCGAACGAGCGTTATCAATTCGACAACTGTCCTAAGAGGTAGCCTGTGTCAGTAATCGACGAGCGTATCAAGGAGTTTGCCACGCCTCGCCAGCGAGAATATATCGACGCCGTGAACCTACATGGTAGCAATCAGAAAGCGGCAGCGGCTTTAGGTGTGTCGCGGCGCACTGTGGACCGGGGGATTGCTCTAGCCCTCGAGCGGTCAAAGGTGGGTTCGGGTGAGCACCAGCGCGGCGTAAAGATCCTCGTACTTCCTGACGTACAAGCAAAGCCTGGGGTGGACTTCAGCTACCTACGTAGGATCGGGCAGTACGCCGTAGACAAGCGGCCCGATTACATTGTGTGCATCGGCGACTTTGCGGATTTCCCGAGCCTCTCGTCATATGACAAGGGCAAGAAGTCATTTGAAGGCCGCAGATACAAGGCGGACGTAGAGGCCAGTCATGAGGCAATGCAGACGTTCCTGGCGCCTATTGACGAGCATAACGCCCGGAGCCGGAACAAATACGAGCCGATCAAGATCATGACCCTCGGCAACCATGAGGAGCGAGTCAACAGGGCGGTTAACGATGATGCCAAGCTTGAGGGCATTCTGTCGATTGACGACTTAGGGTATGAGTCCTACGGCTGGCAGGTATACCCGTTCCTTGAGGTGGTTGAGATAGCCGGGATTGCCTTTGCTCATTACTTCCAGACAGGCGTGATGGGGCGTCCGGCATCGTCAGCACAGGCGCAGCTCAACAAGAAGCACCAAAGCTGCATCGCAGGGCACCAACAGGGGTTGCAGATAGCCACCGGCTTCAAGGCTAATGGGCAGATGATAACCAGCATCATTGCAGGCTCGTGCTATGAGCACGACGAGGATTATCTCGGCCCACAGGGTAACAAGCACTGGCGTGGTTTCCTCATGCTTCACGACTGCCGGGATGGTGCGTTTGATCCGATGTTTGTCAGCCTGAACTACATCAACAGCCGGTATCCGTAGAACGCAAAAAGCCCGCTCAGTGGTGGGCGGTTTGAGGGGTTAAAATGTGTTCCGCATGAACATGTGCCCGTAGGAGAGAGTGAGTACCCAAATGCGGAACGTTTCGGCCTGAAACCCGCATAAAACCTCGCTTCTGCTTGGGACTTAAAATCCCCCGCCGCAAGGTGTACGGGTTCGAGTCCCGTCCCGGGCACCATTAGGAATCTGAACCTGGTGGAAGACAAACTCAGAGTCGACAAATGGTTATGGGCTGCGCGTTTCTACAAGACCCGCGCCCTCGCCGTGGACGAGATCAATAAAGGTCGCGTCCTCGTCAATGGTCAAGTGGCCAAGCCCGCGCGTGAGTTGAAGCCGGGTGATGTAGTCACTGTACGTAAGAACGAACCCCCCATAGAAGTCCAGGTCCTTGGCGTAAGCAGGATACGGGGCCCCGCACCGGTGGCTGCGACCCTCTACCAAGAAACCGAAGAGAGCGTCATTCGTCGCGAACGGGCGGCGGAAATGCGCAGGCTTGCTCCGGAGCCCTCGCTGGGCTATGACGAGGGGCGCCCCACGAAGCGCGATCGGCGGCTGTTGGCAGCGATCCGCGGAAAGTAACCCGGCCTCCCTACTGGGGGAGGGACAACCTTCCAGCGATTTCCGCGAGTCGTGGGCCGATGTTCTGCCGAAGCATGGTTTCGGGTAGCAGAGTGTCCGGCCCTCCGCAACTCAGTACGAATATCCCTTCGCCGGTGATGGCGCTGAAGGGTGCCGCCACGGCGTTGATGCCGTTCTCCCAATCTCCAATCCCATAACAGCAGCCGGACGTTCGGTAATCGGCACACGCTTTTTCCAGAATTCCAGGCATGTCGGGCGGCAAATCAAGCGCGGGCAACAAGGCTGCGCGCTCATCGGATGGAAGACTCGCGAGGTAGCTGCGGCCCATAGCGCTATTCATGCTGACACGGTGTCCGACCGGAAGCCGGAGGTAAAGCGCAGAGGAACCGTGCACGGCCTCGATATAGACCATGGTACGCCCGTCAAAAACGCCCAGGGCAACAGCAGCCCCTGTTTCCATTGCCAAGGCTTCCATGAGCGGCCGGGCCACGCTGCGCACTTCCAAGTTTGCCAGGCAACCGAACCCGAGGGCGAGCACCCCATAGCCCGGCGAATACCGCCCGGTCTCGGCGTCGTAGCGCAGATACCCCAAGGTCATCAGTGTGTAGACCAGTCGGCTGACCGTCGAGCGCGCCAAGCCAGTTCGTTCCGCAATTTCGATATTGCCCAGGGAACGGACGCCGGGTGTAAAGCAACGCAATACACGTAGCCCCCGAGCAAGGGCTTCGACAAAGTCGGGTGAGGATGTGCCGCCGCCGGGCACCGCAGCGCGCTTGCGTCGAGCGGGGCGACGCGTCGCGCCTGTAGGTGGCTTGCTAGGGGAGGTCGGTATGTGTCCTGATTGCATTCAACGGGTCGCTACTTTATATTTCAAATACTAAAAAACAGGCTTGAATTCCATTCTACGGAATTTAAATCCTGCGCGCCAGCCAACTTGGTCAAGGAGATGCCGATGTTTAGAAACGGAATCCGGCTGGTCGCAGCCGCCTTGTTTGCCGCAGTGGTGGCGACGCCGGCGGTAGCGGCGTATCCGGAGCGGGCCATTACGATGGTTACCCCTTTCCCAGCGGGTGGTGCGACTGACGGTCTGGCGCGTTTACTTGCAGAGCAGATGTCCAAGAGGCTCGGCCAATCCGTCGTGGTCGAGAACCGCGCGGGAGCTGCTACGACCATTGGCGCCTCGCAAGTGATGCGCGCCGAGCCCGATGGTTACACCATCCTGCTGGCTACCAATTCCACCCTGGTTACCAATCGCTTCCTCTTCAAGACTCTGTCGTATGACCCGGATGCTTTCGCTCCCATTGGCATGATCGGGGTGGGGCCCATGGTGCTGCTCTCCAGTAAGAAGCACGCTTTCAAGTCCCTGGATGATGTCGTGCAGGCGGCTAAGGCCAAGCCCGGCAGCTTGAGCATCGCCTCATTTGGCGCTGGTACCTCTTCACATCTAGCGGCCGAGTATTTCCAGAAGCTGGCGGATATCAAGCTGCTTCATGTTCCGTTCAAAGGGTCGACACAAGCGCTGCCCCAGTTGATCAGCGGGGATGTGGATCTATTCTTCGATATGGTGTCCACGGGCATGCCGCAGGTTGAGGCCGATAAGGTCGCAGTA